TAACATCATGGGCCAGCAACACTTTATCACCACGACGAGCAATCAAACTTTCAACGTCAGTCTCTAATTGATACACTTCTCTGCGGAGACGTTTCTCGAAAAATGCAAATCTTGCATGTTTACGTGCCAGTGTAGGGCTTGTTGTGCCCCATACAGAGAAGTCTTCATATCTACCAGTTATGTTTGCTCCGGGTTTAGGTCTTGATACGTTCCCTGCATAGAATTTATCGGGGTCTCCGTAAATACCTTCATCTTCCTGATCTTGGAAGTCGCCGTTGGCAAATGTGTACTTAACACCGTCAGTTTCAAGATCAAACTCACGGCGAGACTTCAGACCCCTACTGTTTTTAGTAGTGAACACCTGTGTGGGGTTTGACTGTGCCCTATTTTGGATAACACTGAACTTCCCATCTCTCATAGAGAAGAAAGCCCTACCAGTGAATGCAATGTTGTTCAGGAGGTCTTTTAGGTTAATACCTTCGTTTATGATTTCATTGCATTCCCACCCTCTACTATAACACTCGCTTTCCCAAGCAGCAATAGCACTGTTATCCAGCCGATCATTATCAACAGCAGCGCCATTAAACGGCCCCTGTAACATCCATTTATACATGTTAGCTGGATTGTTTGTTGTGTACCAATTGCCATAGATATTAAAGTTCTTAAAGTCATTGTAGATATCAGACTGTGGGATAAGTGACTGTGCTCTACACGATAGGTTATCAATTACACCCGATAGCTGTTCTGATGCACGTACATCTAGTGCAATAAGTACGGGATATCGTTTAAGGGAATGGTCGATGCCAAAATAACTATCGAGAACACTACCCGCTAATTCGTAAGTTATAGTGTTTAGCTGCAAAGTTGTTGAAAACCCTGCGCTATTTACATCATAGTCCCAGCCGTTTCTTTTTACCTCAAAAGGTACGTCACCCGTCAATTTTGCTCCGGTGATAGGATCAATCGGTACAAAAGACCAAGATTTAATCAATTCGTCTCTAGTAGCGTGCCAATACGAGACAGTGTTTACATAGTAATAATTACCAACATCTCTAATATAAGCATACCCATTTATTTCTGCATCTACGCGTGATGTTACGTCCGTGTAACTACCCATTTTATCATAACCACGCGATCCACCGCTCTGGTTTATATAATAGCGACCATTTATTTTAACCAGTTGTCTGAATACATACTGACTCTGCCCAGATGCTACTCTGGCTATAGAGTACCACCCCCTCCCCGGAACATAATACCTAAACTGAAAGCCCCCACCAGAATGCGCCACGTCACCACTATTTGTTGCCCAAAGCCCTTGCGGATAAACCATCTCAAGGGTTATTTTGTCTGTGCCTGCTGGAGCACTCCTACTAATATAATTCTCTTTACCTAGTTCTTGATTAATGCTGTCTTGCTGAATATCCTTATTCCAAATAGAGCGAATACCAGATGTCGATTTAGTAGTGTTCCAATCAAGAACTGAATAGTTTATATCGTCAAATGACCATATAGGGCTGTCCCCAATCTTAATATCTGAAATATTCAGTGGCCCATAACCAACGCACAGTAGCATTTTCAACCACTGCTCTTTACCTTTCCAGTAGGTGTATGGCTGTGCTGCATAGACAGGGGTTACTCGACGGTCGCCAAGAATGACAGGAATAGGTTCATAAGGCGTTGCTTCGTTTCTAGCTCCAGTTACACGCTTTAGGCGTTCACCCTGACCTTGATCAGTTGGTTGATCCAACATCTTGTACAGTTGGTATCCAGCATATATAGCAGCAGGAATGAGTGCAAAAACTGGAAAGACAAAAGATGCAACACCTAACCAATCACCACTCCCCCCTTGGGGAATCTGACAGACACTTACATAGTCACCTTCCTTAACAGGATAGTCCCAATCGGACTTTTCTTCACCACTAACGAAGATTTTAGTGTGTTGTTCAGACAGGCCGGAATAACTATTGAAAATATCACGCAGAGATGTGCCTACTTCGACACTCTCGAAAATAGGACTGAGTACGGGTGCCTTACTTACAACGACATTTACTTCTTTCTGTAGAATCCCGCTATCTTTCGTTTCCATTTCATCTCCGTAAAGTTTTCAATAACTACGCCGTGTTTGCGGCCAGTGTGAATCATTGTTGTGTTGTCTAAGCAAAACCCTATGTGCAACGGTTCACCTAGAACATTAAGGAGGATAACATCTCCGTATTCAGGACTACCTACTTCCTCAAACATCTGCTGCTCCATTAAAACAGATTGCAATTTTTCAGATGTTTCGTGACATTCTTCAATAGAAGGAAGGGTTATGTCCTGATATGTAGTTAGATGTATATCGAACAATTCCTTATATAGTAGGACAACTAAACCCCAGCAGTCTGCGCCCTGTTTAGTACGACCACCTTCAATATAAGGAAGGGTATAAACCCATGTAGGAATCACTGTACGCCTTCAAAGAGTCCGGGGAAAATGTTTGGTGTGAATCTATCTCTAGGAATCTGTACGTGTAGCACAGGTTCTACTTCCAACTCAATAGAAATGGCGCTCTCATCAATGTTAAATGCAGCAGATTGGTAATTGGCGGGGCCAAATTCTGCTACGTTAGGATTGCTACCTAGGACAATCCAGATGTCAATAACCAAGACTTCGTTGGTTTCACGCAAGGCGCGTACAATCTGAATATCGGCAGCTTCAAAGTTTAGTGTTGCTCTCGGAGTACCTTCTTCTGTATCATCAGGTAATTGCAGATCAAATCTACTCTTTTGGTAGAGTTGACTACTACCGCTGACTGTACTTGTAATACTTTCGTTGTTGTTGGCGAAGTAGAATGTCTGGCCCTCGAATGCTACACGCATAAGAGTGATCATTGGGTTTCCGCCGCCGTTGAAAGCCTGATCTAAGAAGTTGTCTGAAAAAGGCATTACAGAAGTTTCTCCAAGGTTACTGTTACAATCCAATCAAGTCCTACACGCTCACTGTCATAAGGCTCTACAAACCTATATGGTTTACTCACATTAAGGACAGGATCAGGTTTTATGAACTCTTCACTACCGTTTGACAATGTGTTTTCATAGAAGTTGACAAAAGTTGCATATTGCGTACTTGTCATGTAATAGCGTTCTGTTACATTATTTAGTACAGCAGTAAACCTATTACGTTGCTTTGTGTACCCATCAAACTCTGAGCGCATTACGCTATCTTGTGGTGTATCTCTAAACCCCTCAAGGAGAGGGGATTGAGGTAGTGTGCTAGGCCAATCTGCCATTTATACTCTCCTTCCGGGGCGCTGAATTCCGTAGCTTACTTGCATGGCACTATCAAAATCACCCCTAGCCATGCCATTACTTACTACGTCTTTGATTAACAATTCAATACTCCTATTACCATAAGAGTCTGTGGTTTCTCTTGTTTGTACTGGAGCACCACTACCTCTTTGGTCAATAACAGTTACGTTCGTGTTGCTACTATTGCCGCCAGCACTACCACTACCAACCATACCACCGCTAGAGAAATTAGCCATTCTACCTTGGTTCATAGCATTAAGATTAGCCACACCAATCTTTCTTACAGCATCGGCACGTAGTACATACTCGCCGTTAGAGAGGTTCGCGGGAATATCATCAGAAGTGCCTGTTCCGGGGCCTCGCACAAGACCGCCTGTTGCGTAGTTTGCTGCTTGGATTGCTGCTATTTGAGCGCCTGTATTTGCTGCAACCAAGGCTGTTAATCCTGCTGCAATCCAAGGTTGTGCTGCATACTGACCCCATATCTTAGTAATAGCTAATGCGCCAGCTACAGTAGCTTGCATTTGAGCCATTCTTTTATATTCAGTGCTACTATCTCTATTTGCCGTCTCAAGTAATGACATCATTGAGTCAATACCTGCACCTAAACCAACAACCCCTTTTTGCATACCTTCTGATAAATTGGCTCCGAAAAGTTCTGCAAAACCTGCCGCACTGGCGGTAAAACTTTCCATTTGCGAGTTCATTATATCATCTAAGTTACTGGCAAAACTCATAATGCTAAAGGCTGCATTATCAGCACCCCTGCTCACATTATTGAATGCTTCAGCATATCTCTCCATCATCCTAAGTATTTCTGGATTATTGGTACGCTCATACATTTCGGCTAGGAACTGTTGCTTATCAGCATACTCCTGAACGGCAGCTGTAGTATCCCCATACTGCCCCTTCAGTTGTTTCAACATCTCCCATTCACGTTTTATCTTATCGGCTTCAGATTCGCCTTGCCCTTGTCCCTCAAGTGCGTTCAATCTGTCTGCCAACTTCTGCCTTGCTTCCATGTTAGCAACAATAGCCTGCGCTTCTTCAATCAACGCATTTTTATTTGCTATTGTTGAGTCTTTTGCTGCAATCTTGGCAATTTCATACGCCACAAGTTGTTTCCGTGTCATGCCTAATGTCTCAGATTCTTCTTTAAGACGGGCAATGTACTCAGCGGCCTCATCAGCAGCAGTTTTGGTGGCCTTACCTGACCGATTGGTAGCTTCTGTGGAAACGTCAAGTGCCTTAGACAGATTCTTTAGTGCTTGCTCTATATCCTCTCCGTTCCTGATAGCTTCAATCGCTTGTACAGCAGCATTGTTAAGTGCCCCAGCCAACTTAGTAAAGTTATCTGTTGTATCGCCTGCTTCCATTTTAATAGCAGACAGCGTATCTATGAGAGATAAAAAGTTCTCTTCCGTAGGAGAATCAGATACAGAATTGTATGCCTGCATTAGAGACTCTAGCTGCCCTCTATTTATCCCAAGTTCCTTAGATGCACTGTTTAAAGTAGATGTAAACCTCACAATTTCACTAGAGAACCCGGATACTGTATCTGTACCGCTTAATGCGCCGTTGCGAAAATCGTCTATTTTCTTAGCCATCGTAGTAAAATTAGATACAAATTTACTTGACTCGGAGCCAATCAAAGTCGTAGCTTCTCTTACTGCGATACCTACGTCTAATAGCCGTTTTTCTAGCTCTATTCTAGCGGCTGTTTCCGATACTTTTGCATAACGTAGAATTTCATCAGATAGGACTCTGACGCCATCATCTGTTTCATCTATTGTGTCATTTAATGTGGACAGGGATTCATCTAGCAGTTTTGTTGCCTGTTCAGCTTGTCCAGCAGATGACATAACGTAAGCAAATGCTGCACCTATAGCCAATACAGCACCGGCCATAGCACCGCCCGCACCGAAGAAGCCAAGTAATTGAGAACCCTGTTGACCAAGAATAACAAGTGCGTTAGTACCCATCTGTGCCTGTACGGCAACGTCTTGCAACTGCAAACCGAACTGAGAAGCGGCAGCACGACTAGAGCGGAACCATGAACGTGCATTAGCTGTGGCGGAGGTCAGACCTGTGGTGGAAACACTAGCGCGAGTTAATGCCCGTTGTAGGATTTCGTAACGCTTATTTAGGTTATCAATACTCAGGTCAGTTCTACTGATACCATCTCTGTAGATAGCAAGTGCTTGTCGGGCATTGTTAAGTGCTATATTACCGCGAGTTGTCTCAGCAGCAGACTGCCGCTTTAAGACCATTATCTGCTTTTCGGCGGCAGTTGCTTGGGTAAGGGCTTTTTGTCTGCGGTCTTCCGACACGGCGTATTCTCGGGAGGCTTTAGCAGCAGCAATGTTAGCCTTACCTGCTTCTTTTGTTGCACGTACTACTTCTTTGGACTCAGACGTGAAACTACTGAATGTGCCTTGGAGAGCTTTAATGGCCTTTTCCGCTTCACGGACAGAACCAAAGTTTATTACTACACTACCTTTTAACTGCCCTACGTCCATTACTTTCTCTCCTTTTTAGGCAACTGGCGGGGAGGAACATTGCTTCCTTTCTTGCCTTTCTTTTGTAAGGCTTTCTTCTCCTCTTCCGCTTTAATCTTGAAGTATGCACACCAATAGTCAAATTCATCGGCGGGCATATCTACAATCTCATAATGAAATTTCCCCAAGGTTTCTGCTAGATAGTATTCGTCAAGAAGCCTTGGAGATTTCTTTAGTTTTTTTCAGCATCTCCCTCTTCGGCAGAGAGACCCAACACTTTGAATGCAGCTTTGGAGAATGTGTCTACATAGCCGCCTGAAGGCTGTTGCACCATAGTTTCATAGTCTGCTTCGTTAAACACTTTCTCGCCGGTTTCAGGGTCTACAACAGTGTAGATAACGGCATATACTTGCAGTTTGAGAGTGTCCATCTTATCGTCCTTGGTACACTTCTCAATCAGCGCAGTACGATCAGCGTATGACAGTTGACGTACTTCCACTTCAATACTTCCGTGTTTAACTTTCTCGGAGCGGAATTTATTCTGTTGACCGAGGGTTGCACTACGAATGTCTTTAATGCTCACTTATATTCTCCTAAGAGTTTTGTTTATGTACTTTGTAAGACAAGAAAGCCCCGCGTATGTGCGAGGCTCCTTTCACTACTTCACCAATGCTTAGATTGGGTTTACTTCACTCACGGCACCTGTTCCTTGGAAAGACAAGCTGGCCTCTACCATGGCATCTACGCCACTAGAGATAGATGTGTCAGTTACAATCACCTCACCAGTATATCCATACTCGCTTTGACCTTCCGGCATATATTCAACGTAGATGTTACTACGATTCTCATATGCATTCAGAATCTTCAGCAGACCAGTCGGAATAGTAGAAGTTGCGAGGTGTCTCCAACCAAACGGTTTAACATTCTCGGGTACGGACAGGGTGAGAGACAGGGTGAACTCTTCGTCACCGCCTACATCACCGGACTGTGAGTAACTACCAATCTTGTAGATACCGCGAGTAATGGAACTTCCGTCGCCAGCAACATCAAGTTCGATAACAAACTCACTACGGTCATTCAGTTGACCAAAACCATCGTTCTCTGCACGGTAGAAACCACTCAGTTCCAGATCAGCAGTGAGCAATGTCGGACGGAAAGTAGAAAAACCACCATTCGCCTGTACAGTCTCAAAGCAAGATGTGTCGGTGGTATCCGCACTCTGAGTCAGACTGAAGCTGTTAGCACAACCGTAAGCAGACATAGTGAGGTAGTCACCGTCAGCAGTGATTGCACCTGTCGGACTATAGCCTGATGCAAAGGTCACTTCACCAAACAGATAGTTGATAGACTCAATATCTGCACTAGCTACAGCACTAGCACCGTCGTAAATGGTTACACCAGCAGTCCAGTCCCACACAGACTTAGTATCATCTGTAATACGATAGGTCTGAGTGTTATCGACTTGAGACATTGCCTCACCAGTAAACGATGTAGGCGTGGGGCCACTGCTGCGAACAGTTGAGTTATAACCAGCAAAGCCACGGTACATGGCATTACCAGATACAGTCCAGTTGATTAGACCAGTCTCGGAGGAGCTATAAGCAGCACCAAAAATAGTGTCTTCTAACTGATTCCCTTCAAATGAAATGTCTGCCGTACTTCCCGGTACGATGTAATATGTAATGTCGTCATCACTGACGCGCAATTCTTTTGCTGCTGTCATAGTATCTCTCCTTTAATTGTACATACGCGCATGTCTTTTTGTAAGACAAGTATTATTGTATAGTCTTTCTGTAGGACATATCCTGAGAACTGTCTACTACAAACTCAAAAATCATGGTTATGAGTGTTCTTCCCATCTCATCTGTATTTATGTACTGTGGGCCGCGAGTCATAATGAATCGACACCAGTCATTACCGTCTTCATCAATGATATTTGGGTGGCCCAACAAAGCATTCTTAATGGTCTGGAAATCTCCCCACCCTAGAGCATACTCACTCTTTTCATATCTACCTATAAAATCAACAGTGTACACATCCCTTAAATAAGCAGGGTTTGCAGCATTGCCGATATCCAACAGTGTGATATAAGATGAATTAGGTGCCGCACTCGGCCCCAAGTACACAGGACAACTCAAATCTAAATCTGCTATAACATTATCGTAAATAAATTCAGAAGGTATCATTATTTCCACCCCACTTTAGAGAATACTTTTTTCCACCAATCTTCCCTCTCTTTGATAAGTGGAATGTACAAATACAGAGCCGGTTGATTATGCCTAGACCTAACTTCCGGTGAGTTGTGCGTAAAGTCGTGGCGGTATGGGTCTTCATGTTCTGTTATAGCGTAAGGTGCACTACCGTCTTCGTTATAAGTGATAACCAATTCAAAACTATCACTATCTAGTTCCTGATGGAACCTACGGCTGTTTATCAAGGCATGTGTATCAGTAGGCGTAGTGCTGTTAGTCCTTTGTTCAAGGTGCCTTTCAAGGTTATCACCAGCAGTGTCTATAGACTTATCAAGGTTAGAGAAAGCCTTATCAAAGCCCTTAAACCATTGATTAACATCTCCTTGCTTAAACAAGTGCCCACCTATCAAACTTCGTATAGTTCCAATTTGGAGACTTACGAAAGTCCTTTACTTCAAATGCTCCCGATATAGGCTCAGCATTAGTTGTATGATCTCCCTTGGCAATAAAATCACCAATAGCCAAATCAACATCAACACCCACAGCAGACTGAGAACGATATTCACGACCATCAGAGCCGTAATACAACTCAGTACGGTCTTCCCATCTTGCTTTAGCCAATGAGACAGTAAAAGAAGGATTTCCCCACTTGTCCAGAGCGCCGCCTTTCCAAACCGTAATAGTCTCACCACGTAGATGCCTCATGCCCTAACCAACCTCACGCTCGTTGTATTACTTCCGCCATACCCCAATGACCTAAGATATGCAAGCTGTGAAACCACTTTCCCCGGCTTGGATTGATGGTACGCAAACTCAACACTACTATTGCCGTAGCTCTCACTAATTACGGCAGGTTCAACGTCAAACAAGTCCTCTTCCATGAACTCGACGGCTACAATGGCTACAGCCCTCTTAATGGCCTTTGGAATCCCCTCTATGGTACGCCCTTGGTTATCTGTAAACGGCTCTCTAGGCCAAAGCAATCCCTGACCTTCTGTCAATATGAACGACGCTGGATCAAGGTAGGTGTCTAGGTAGAGGCTGGCATTAATCAAATCAGACTCAGCAGGGAATGTGTCATACCCCAAGTCTGTTAAAATGTCTTCTGCTTCTGTTATGCTTAGATAAGAGTTACTGTCTGGTACGCCCTCACCTGTCTCTAGTATTAAACTCATGTTATAACCCTCAAATCCTTTTACTTGTTAGACAAGCAGGCATAAAAAAGGGGAACCGAAAGGCTCCCCGAATGTCATCCCTGACACTAACGCATTCCTTGCGTCAACCGTTGTTAGCAATAACCTCTAGTGCCATTGCCTTGTTCTTAATGGGTTCGTCGGTGAGGGTCGCGGCATAAGAGCGAAGCTCCGGCCAACTCATCTCTTCTACACCAACTTCAATTTCACTATCCTCTACATCGGATACTTCAACTTTATCCTCTACGGAGGTTACTACTTCTTCTTCTTTTTGTACGGCATATCCTTTCCCATGTTCAATCTTACCGGCAGCGAGATACGCTTTACGAATCTTCGCATTATCAGTAAAGAAGTGAGAACAATAAGCAGGAATACTCTCATGCTCGTAGAAGTAACGTGGGTTCTTAAAGTGAACTGTACCACCGAAAGGCGGAGTTTCTTCAGGTTTACAGAACGATACTAATTCTTTCTTAGCCATGTCATCTCACATAGTTGATATGGCGGGGATAAACCCCGCCTTTAACTTTATGCAACTCGGATTAGTACGCCCGGCCCAAGTTTCACATCGTGCATCGCGTAGCCCCAATTGGAGCCAGTGCCCAGAGCAGCGTCATCCGGGTTAATGGTTGCAGCGGTGTAGCTGAAGCCCTTAACACGAGTGTTGAACGCATATTCGCCCTGAATGGTCATAACGATGTTCTCACGACCAAGCTCAGTATCAGACAGGATGTTCTGATCTTCGGACTGAGTGGCTACCAGAGCCTCGTCGGTCAGACCAAGTACCTTGTAAGCGTCTACGCCAGAAGATACACCATCTGCTTCTACCAGAGCCGGGGAGTCAGTTACGATAACCGGACGGTTCAGAGTACCCGGAGCGCCGCCGTAGATAACAGCGTCAGCTACGTTAGTAACCTTATCCAGAATCTGAGACTCTACCAGATCATAGAAGGTGTTGGAGTGCATAACCCACGCACGTACACGTTGAGCCTTATCACCCAGCTTCTTCAGACCACGTACCAGATATTCAGTACGGAGCTTCGGATCGGTTTCGCCGGTAGCGTCATAGACCATATCGGTCTCGGTTTCCATACAGGTAACACCTGCCAGAACCAGAGTATTCAGCCAGTCAGCAGCTACGTCTTCAGCAACCTGTTGGCCGTAGTAGAAGGAGAACATTTGAGGGTCAGCCTCAATCTTCTTCCAAGCGTCCAGAGTGTTACTGTTCGGGCCGATACGGCGGTTGATCTTCGGAGCAACCAGTTCACCCTGTTCCATCTTGGCCGGGGTTACGGCTGCGGTAGAGGTGATGTCACGGTGAGTAACAGTACCACCAGTAACCTTTTTCATGAAACTCTGCTTGTCGAAATCGCCACGCAGGGAAGCGGTTACGAGTCGAACAGCCCCACCGGAAGCACCGTTAAATACTTCAGTGTTCTGTTGCAGAACTTCGTTCATACCGGAGAAGAATTCTCGGTCATATACTACAAAATCTGTCTTTGCGCCAATAGCCATAGTCTTATCCTCTTGCTATCTAATGTTAATTAATTGCCTTTGATTGTTTCCATGTGCCCATCTCGGGCAATCATTTACACAAGAAAGCAGAGGACTGGCCCCTGCACATCTCAATGCTCTTTAGGAAATCGGAAGTTCGTGATAGGCATCCCACCCATACTGATTCACGAATGATTCCCGTTCCTTCTGTGTCATTTCACTGCGAGGCTTCTTGGGAATTGCCTGCTTACCATTAGTGGGTGCAGGGCGACTTCCACTTCCACTCTGTTGACGGCCCCGGAAGGCTACACCAAAGTCATCATGCTCTCGCAAGGAAGCTACGTAATCGTCAACAGACATATACTCACCTTTACTGTTGAACATCGGGCTTCCATCTGGGTCTACAACTCGGGCAACCATTGTGCCGTCATCGTTCTCCATCAGTTTTACATTGCGTTCTACGTGCGGTTGCAGGAGTGTTTCAATACCCTCGTGTTTAGCAATGGCGCTTACAACCTCTCGTTGTACCAACGTCTTCTCCATGCTAGACTGCAACTGCTCAATGCGAGATTGATATTGTTTTTCTTTCTCGCTAAACTCACGGGTCAGAGTTTCTTTCAGCTTATTGAAGTCGCCCTTGCGCTCCATTTCCTTTTGTTGACGCTGAAACTCCTTCTCTTTGAGTTCTTTCAATTCTTCTGGACTAAACCCTGCTTCTTCATAAGCCTTGGCCTTTAGTCTATAGTTCTTAGCCTCTTCATTGGCTTTCTTCTGATACTTACGTAGCTGTTCAAGCTCGTTTTGCATCTTCTGATAATCTTCAGCACTAATCTCTTGCTCTTGATTATTTTGTTCTTCGTATTGCTCTTCGTGTTCCAACATCTCGTTGTTTTCTTCGTAGTCAGACATCTCGCCTTCCTGTAATAGATTTAGTTAATTGCGACTTTGTAAATCATTGTCGTAAAGTATGACAACTTTTACATTTCATCGTCCCTCAACTCATTGATATTCGGCTCTTGTGGAACCTGCGGCTGTTGAGGATTTTGTTGTGGCGCTGATATTTCCACTTGATCGGTGAT